AGTCTTAATACCTCTATATTCGTAGAGTAAATCTTTATTAATCTTAGGATTTTCTAACATAACAAATAAAGTATAATTTGGTTTGTTTGTGGGAAATATAGAAATAAAAGAATTTATCTTATGGTGTATGCCTGTAACTAAAAAGGTAGATTTATAATACAACTTATAATATAAGAACAAAGCATGAACAGAATACTAATAATTTCTGATACTCATATTCCTTATCATCATAAAGATCTGATACCTTTTTTAACTGATCTAAAAAAATCTTTAAAACCAGATAGAGTTGTACATATAGGTGATGAAGTAGATAAGCACGCTATGTCATTTCATGATAGCGATCCTGATCTACCTAGTGCAGGTGATGAACTTAAAATAAGTTTGCCTGTAATAAAACAATTAGAAAATCTATTTCCAACTGTTGATCTACTAGACTCAAATCATGGGAGTTTAGTGTATAGACGAGGCTTAAAACATGGTATACCCAAAGCATATCTACGAAACTATAACGAATTTTTATCTGTAGGTAAAGGGTGGAAGTGGCATGATGATATTACAATTAAAACTTGTACTGGCCCAGTTTACTTCTGTCATGGTAAAGTAGCAGATGTACTTAAATTAGCTCAATCTATGGGTATGAGCTGCGTACAAGGCCATTATCATAGCTCATTTAATATTAAATATTATGGCAATAGTTTAGGCTTATATTTTGGTCTACAAGTAGGGTGTTTAATTGATAAAGATTCTTTAGCTTTTAGATATAACAAAACTCAACGAGCTAGACCTCTTATAGGATGTGGTGCTATAATAGATGGATTACCAAAATTAATACCAATGGTATTAGATAAACATGGGAGGTGGTGTGGAAAAATCTATTCCTAGAGGCATAAGAAATAACAATCCTGGCAACATTAAAAAAAATGGTGTTGATTGGGATGGACTATCTAAAGAACAAACTGATAATACTTTTTTTCAGTTTGATGATCCAGTATATGGAATAAGAGCTTTAAGTAAAATTCTTCTTACTTATAGACATAAACATGGTTTAGTAAATATATGGGCTATTATAGCTAGATATGCTCCGCCTTCAGAAAATGATACTGAAGCATATAAAAACTTTGTTAAAGAAAGAACTGATTTAAGTATGTTAGAAGAAATAGAAAATACTATTGAAGCCTATTTGCCAGTTGTTAAAGCTATTATTCTTATGGAAAATGGTAAACAACCATATGATGACGAAACTATTTTAAAAGGTATGAACTTAGCATGGGAAAGCTACAGAAAATAATTTTAAAATTTATTGGTCACTATGCTGGTAAAATAGAAAACTATACTTGGAGAAAACTATATGCGAAAAAAAAGTACCGTTAATAAAAGTGGTAACTATACAAAACCTACAATGAGAAAAAGGTTATTTAATAGAATTAAAGCTGGTGGAAAAGGTGGAAATCCTGGACAATGGAGTGCGAGAAAAGCACAAATGTTAGCGAAAGCTTATAAGAAAGCAGGAGGAGGATATAGATAATGAAACAAGTTAAAGCACCAAAAGGTTTTCATTGGATGAAAAAAGGTAAAAATAGTTATAAACTTATGAAACATACTGGTAAATTTATTGCACATAAAGGAGCAAGTTTATCAGCTAAATTTGAAATACAAAAACTTCATAAAAAATAAAGAGTATAAGGAAAAGTCGTGGCATTAAGCAAAAGACAACGTAGTTTAAAAAGTTGGACTAAACAAAAATGGAGAACTAAATCAGGTAAGAAGTCATCTAAAACAGGTGAAAGATATTTACCAGAAAAAGCTATCAAATCTCTTACTCCTGCAGAATACGCAGCTACTACAAGAGCTAAGAGAAAAGCTACTCGTAAAGGTAAACAGTTTAGTAAACAACCTAAACGTATAGCTAGTAAAGTTAAAAAATATAGGAGAGTATCTTAATGGCTAGAAAACAAGATCGTATGCCAAAAAAAAATAAAAAGAATTTTAGGTCTACTAAATCTGGTGCAGGTATGACTAAAGCAGGTGTTGCTGCATATCGTAGAATGAATCCTGGATCTAAATTAAAAACAGCAGTTACTGGTAAAGTAAAACCAGGATCTAAAGCTGCTAAAAGACGTAAATCATTTTGTGCTAGATCACTTGGTCAAATGAAAAAATTTCCTAAAGCTGCTAAAGATCCTAACTCTAGATTAAGACAAGCTAGAAAAAGATGGAAGTGTTAGTATGTGGTTATCAGCAATTAAATTAGCAGCACAAGCTGGAAGTCATATTTATAAAAATAGACAGAAAACTAAAATGCTTATGGCAGATGCACAGATGCGTCATGCACAGAAGATGGCTAGTGGTGAAGCTGAATATCAAGGTAAATTATTAGAAGCTAGACAATCAGACTGGAAAGACGAGTTCGTCTTGGTTATATTAACAATCCCAATCTTAGTTTTAGCTTGGGCAGTATTATCAGATGATCCTGCTGCTATGGATAAAGTAAAACTATTCTTTGAGTATTTTTCTACATTACCATCATGGTTCACTAATCTTTGGATTCTTGTTGTTGCGAGTATTTTTGGAATAAAAGGAACACAAATATTCAGGGGTGGTAAAAAATAAATGATAGAAGCATTATTATTTATATGTACATTAATAATATTTTTAGATTATTTTAATAAATCATTCTTAATTAAAGATAAAGAAGATCCAATAACAAAAAGATGGATAGCTGAAATAGAAGCAGATAAACGTAGAGAAAAATTCTTTGATGAAGATAAGCGATAATACATCTATAGCAATGCCTATGCGTAATTTGTTAAGCATTGTAGTTTGTGTAGCTGTAGGAGTATGGGCATACTTTGGTATTGTAGAAAGATTAAATAATTTAGAAACATCTAAACAATTAATGGAAGCTGATCTGTTAAAAAAAGCAGAACAGACACCTAAAAATTTAGAGATGTTAATGTTAATAGAAATGAACGCAAAAATTTTAGAAAAACATCAAAAACAATTAGATGAAAATATACATACTAAAGTATTACTTATGGAAGCACAAAAAAAAATTAGTAAGTTACAAGAAGATGTTGAAAAATTAATAAGAAAAAATGGTAATCATTAATGGTTAAGATTATGGCATTACTTATGTTTGTAGGAAGTCCACAAGAATTAAAAGAAATGACCTATATGCCTACTGTATCTGAGTGTCTTAAAAAAAAAAGAATTGCATCACGCAATAGTGGTACAAGTGTTATATATATGTGTTCACAAGTTATGGCCACTCTATCTAAAGATAATAAAATATTAAAAATTAAAAAAACTAATTAAGAATAATCTCTATCTAAAATCATTTCTAGATAGTGTATAGCTTTAAGTATATCCTCTTTGCCATTCTTACTTTGATGTCTACATACATATTTAATTACACATCCCTCTGCAAATAATATTTTATTTTCATTTATAAATTTAGCGGGTTGTATCTTTAATTTTTTATAATGAGTTCCACTAATCTGTTTATCTAATGATTTAAAAAAATCTTTATTGGTCATTTTGAAACTTTAAAATATTTCTTTGAGTTTGACTAGCATCAAATAACATATCATATTGTGATTGAGTAAATTGGTATTTGCCATACATCATTTGTTCTTTTACTTTATCTATTACAAAGACAGGATCATATCCTGACATTTCACATATCAAACAAAAATTATTTGATTGTCTTAATAGCCACTCTATAGCTTCTTGCTTATAACGTAAATACTTCTTATCTATTCCTGTATAATCTGCATCTTCTAATGCTTGACATAGAATAGATGCAAATAGTCTTGTCTCACTATTCTTTTGGGAGGATAGGGTCTGGAGGGTTTTTACAAATGATTTCATAAGTTGTTCTATCTGCTCTATTAGGATCTGGCCTCCATTCAAAATTTGATATTTTAGATCCATTAAACTTTTGCATAGCCTCGTTTTCATTCTCTGCCTCAATTTCAACAAGACCACACAAAGTTGTATAATACTTAAACAAATATTTCATATCTTACTATTTCTTCTACTAGCTTCCAATGTTCTCCATACATCAATAATCAAATTCTCTTTATCTCTTTTATTATCTAACTCATTTACTTTTTCTGCAAGAGCTTGTTTTTCTTTTATGTGAGTATCATAATTACCTGAAGCATAATATCTCTGCTCTTTCATAGTTATACTGGTATCTTCATTATTATTTAATACATGTAATGCTTTCTCACGTTTAGCTTTATCTTTTAAATAATCTAATCCTGCTGCTAACTTAGCTTGTTCTTCATCAGTATCAGATATATATTTAAGAGCTTCTTCTAATCTTTTTTCTGTTATCATTAATCCTCCTGTGTAAATGGTATATCTACAAGTTTATATGGTTTACCAAATTTAGATGCAAATACTCTATCACCTGGTTTATAATACTTTAATCTATCAACTGGTACAGTTATAGTTTTACCTTTGTATTTAATTTGTAAATCACTATTGCTTTTTAAACATGCAGCTATCTCATAATCTCTTACTGATGCATATTTATTTTGCCATAGTTTCTTAACTTCTTTTGTAATCATTGGGTTCATATTAATCCTTTTAGTTGCCCCCTAAGTAAAGGATAACCTAGAGGGCATTTGTTTAAACATTAAAACGGAGACTCTTCCCCATCATATGATGCATTTAAAACTTGTCTGACCATTTTGTCTATAGCTTCAAACTCATCATTTTGTACTACAGACGCACTAGATTTTTGTAATGCAGCATTAAGCAGATTACTCATAGTAAGTCTGTATTTTTCTTTCCACTGTGCCACATGTTGTGGTGCTGTAGAAGAAACTTGTTTAGCTTCAGGATAAGCTGGTTGCGTATCAGTAGGAACTGATTGCCCCATATCTTCTCCATTATCAACTGGTTCTATTTTAATACAAGATTGATTAATAGATCCTTGTTTTCTAATCTTATAACCAGTAACTTTAACTCTATCACCTTTATTCATTTGTCTGCAATTTTGCGGAACAAATAATTTACGATCTGTATTGTCATCTAATTTAACAGACAACCAATACTTTACAGGATTATCAGCATCGTGAATGTCTTTTAACCCTTGAATAGTCGCTTGATACGACTCTGTATTTTCATTCATTTTAGTCCTTTTGTTTATACGTTTAAGTATGTTGTTTAGTTTTTCCATGCTTTATTCCAAATGTCTATAGCAAATTCTTTAGCTGCAGTATGACCTTTTCCCCAACGGAAGTTATCCATTGTTAAAGGGAACATTCTTACAACATCCTCTTTAGTTTTTGCTACAGTACAAATATATTCTATGGTTTGAAATACTTGCATTAAGTCTACATTTGAAACTCTATCAATCATATCAATGGCTTCATGATCTTTTGCAGACGCATAAAACAACATAGTAGGTTTGTTGTATATGCGTTTGTATAATAACTGTTGTCTAATATCAGATTGCTTTGGATACCAATTAGCATCTAGTTTTCCAGATTTAAGTCGTTTAAGATATGCTGTAGCTTTAGTATCTACTATTACATCATCAAACTCAAAGTCTGTAATACATTTTATTTTCTTTTGTAACCTATCATGTTTAATAACTTTTTCATTTTGATAACTAATTACTTTACCAAACTGTCTTAAGTTATCTGTAAAAGTAACAGCTATTTCTTTAGCCCATTCTCTTTCATCTACAGTATTATCATCATAATGTTTATCCCATGTTTTATTTACACGATCTGATATTTGTTCTTTTGATAAATCTAATCCAATAGCTTCATAAGCTACTTCTTCTGCTACTGTACCCATAACCATTCTTGCATTAGCTGGTTCTGAATATTCAAATAACTCTGTAATAATCCAATATGCTGGACTATCTATAAATGCATTACCTCTTGATGCACTGTGTCTGTAATCTTCTCTTAATATCATTTGTTTCCTTTCTAATAATACTTTCATTGTTGATTTGTTAGACAAATTCGTTTAATTTTGCAAACACTTAATGC